TGCTATATGAGCAGCAGTAACTGCACCAGTAACTCCATTAACACTTAGTACAGCATCGGTCGGAGTGGCAAGCAGTGTGTAGTCTGCCATAGTTCCAGCAGTACCGCCATTATGCACATAAGACTTATTCTCATCTGAACGAACAGCAACATCACCTTCTTGAGCGGTAAGAGCCAGCTGAGCAGCTTGGCTGACAGCAGTTTGAACAGTGGTAAGAGCTACCGCCGATACAGCAACAACACCAGCACCACTAATAGTAACACCAGTTCCAGCAGACAACGCAGCAACTACATTTGCTGTATCAGTTACATCTGCACTTGCTTCAATAAGGTCTAGTTTAGAACCATCAGTAGCTACATCTCTTCCATCAAAGGTACTATTAGTTGTAATAGCACCCGTCATTGCACCACCTGCTTTAGGTAGTGCGTTGTTAGCTGTTGTAGTTGTCGAAGTTAAGACACCATCCCTTGTTGCAATGTCTACACCATCAAAGGTACTATTAGTTGTAATAGCACCCGTCATTGCACCACCTGCTTTAGGTAGTGCGTTGTTAGCTGTTGTAGTTGTCGAAGTTAAGACACCATCCCTTGTTGCAATGTCTACACCATCAACAGTGTTCCCGTTTACATCTAGGTTGCCGCCAAGTTGAGGGGACGTATCAAGTACTAAATCAGGTGCTTTTCTCGAAGTTGCCATTAGTCATCCTCTTATGTTGTTAGCTGTAAGATTCCGCTAGCGTTCCACTTAATAGTTAAATCATTGTTCACGTTGTCTTGGTCTGTAGTGAAGTCAATGTAGCCTATCAAAGGAGAGGTTGAGTCTGTGCCTGTAGATTTATAAATCACTGCATATCTCGCTGTACTGAAACCACTTGCGTGAGCTGACCATGTTGTGTCTGCTGCGTCAAACATAGCGTCATTAGTAGTTACCGTTGTAACTGCCGTAGAGCCTAGTGTTGCTCCGCCTGCTGTGTAGTTGCTTCCCGTTACTTCATTAGTTAAATCATCAAAAAAGTCATGAGTTGCTGCTGGGGTGTATGTACTAGCGTGTAGTGATACCTTGATTGTATCGCTGTCTAGGTCTATTGTGCCGTCTAAGATATCCTTAGTAGCGTTGTTGTAAAAACTAATTGAGGCCATGTTGTTTCTCCTGTGCTTATGCTATTCTTATAATTGCAGCTGAACTGCTTGGTGTTGGGAAGGCGATAGAGAAAGTACCCGCAGATACAGTTTTATCCCCTCCAAAGTCTAAGACTGCTACTGCCTTGTTGCTATTGGTGCTATTGTATATCAAAGCACCCCTCGCTGTAAAGGTGGCAGTAGTCCAAGAGGTGTTACCAAAGTCGATAAATCCGGTAGTTCCAGATGACGTAGGACTTACTTTGGTTAGTGTGTTTCCGCCAGCAGTGTAACCGGTACCGGTTACCTCCGCAGACGTAGTATATGCAGTAGTAGCCGCCCCTAAACTAGCAGAAGAAGTATACAAAGCTATTTTGAAAGTATCTCCTGTAGTCGCATCAAAATCATGGATTACCTCAAATAGTTCTTTTTTAAATGAGGTGCAGAGTGCTTGTGTAATAGCCATTACTAATCTCCTAGTATAATTGAGCGAGAGCGATACTCGTCGCTCCTGTTTCTAAAGTTTTCTTCTACAATAAGTCTCTGTAGAGCTTCTTGGTATTTAGCCGTATAGCTTGCAGTAATATCAGGAGCTTCTTTCATAAATATAGATGCTTCGATTAAACATGCGTAGAACAAAGCATCAGGGGCATTTGTACCGAGCCATGAAGTAGTATTAGATGACGACAGTCCAGCAGGTCTGTAGGTATAAGCCATCTCGAAGTCAGTCGCTGAGGCTGGAGAAGGTACAATATATACTGTATCACTATCCCAATGACAGTAATATCTAGGAGTTCCTGTTGCGGCTCTGTCTGTAATATAGTCATCTAAAAAGCTCTTGTCTTTCTGAAGTAGAAAGGCGCGGTCGCCACTAGAGTCAATACTTTGTAAAGAGCGTATAACTACTGCATCTGTTGGATGAGCTAAAAACTCATCCCCTGCGGGTAATGATGCTGTTGAGTACTTCCTAGTGTTATTAAGGTCAGACTCTCTGAAAATTCTCTTTTCAGCAAGCTCAATAATTAAATCTAACTCGCCAGTAAAGGTAGACTCGTCGTTTTCTGTCCAGTCTTGAATTGATTGTACTAATTCTGCATATGTCATGATATAGTCACCGTAACAGAGCCAAGTTCTGCACTTGGCTCGAATCCTCTAAACATTGTACCAATTGGTGTGTCTCCTGTTGATACGTCTTTTGCTGTAATACCGCCTTCGTTTGCTTCTACATCTACATCTGGCCTAGGGTTAATCAAAGCCTCTGCATCAACAGGTGGTTTATTAGGAAATTCTAGTTCTGTTTTAGGGTCCCAGCAATCAGGACACACTTTATAGCCTGTCCACTCAAGTAAAAGTGTAGAGTACTTAACCTCAATGCCACATCTGTCGCACATAGCTCTAGCATAGGTACCACCTGCATACTTACCCATTACAGCCTCATCCTACGAGGTACAAAGAAGCTACTTGCGCGCTCTCTGTCTTCTTCTAAAGCACGAGTGAACTCTTCTTCATAAACTGATTTAAGCAGTGTAATTCTCTCTGGGTTCTTCTTCATACTTATATAATAAGCTAAGCCCGCAACTAAAGCGGGTATGAATCTAACAGGTACGTCCACGTTATTAAGGCTAGTACCTACATTCTCAAGTTTCTCCATCGCATAATACTCGATAGTGTCGGTAGCATTTTCAGGAGTTGGCCAGATGTATAGTACCGGAGTACTAGTTCTCTCTAGATAGTACTGAGATGGCCTAGCTTGGGTAGTCTTATTAGGGCGAGCATGGTAATCAGCCCTAGATAGACGCGACATTGATAATTCAGTAGTTGAGCGTTTAAGGTTGACGTCTAGTAAGTCAATAATCTTAGCATCTAATGTATAAGACGCGGTTCCCTTGACTAAAGCCTGCGAGGTTTTATTAACCTTCCAGAGATTTATACCTCGGTTACTCCACTCTTGTAGCATGATATTCATACTACGTCGTGCTGTCTTAGCATCATAGCCACTACGAAGCTCTAGCCCACATCTCTCGTAGGCTTCCTCCATAATGTCTGCGACATCTAGATTAAAGGTGGTAAGTCCTGAAGTAGCCACTTAGCTTCTCCTACGACTTAGATAATTCTAAGACAATGCTGTAGGTGTCGCCTGCGCCTGCGCCTACAGTCGTGAAGGAAATGTCACCCGTAACGCCTGAGCCTGCATTGTTATTGATACCACCAAACGACCTAAAGTCTAAGTGAGTGGCTTCATCTGCAGGGGCTGTTACTGCAAGAACATCTGCAGTGGCATCAAACAAGACTGTAACTGCCATACCGCTGGTCATTGCCCACATACGCATGATTTTTAATTTAGTAGGTGCGTTCAGTAGTGCAGAAGCGTCTGCTTTTACTACTGCTGCTTCGCCTGTACCGTCTGATATATTTGTAAACTTCATGACAACAGTTTTAGAACCGTCCATGATAGTCTGACTTGTTACTGAATCTGCCATATTGACTCCTATGAGAAGAGGGGCTTCGCCCGCTCATTGAAAAGATACCCTATTATAACTTAATTCCACACAATAAAAAAGGCTCCCGAAGGAGCCCTTAAATTCGATTGCTATTAAGCTACCGTAATAGATGCCGCCGTTTGGAAGTTTCCATTAATTAACCAGTTTGTTCCGTCACATAAGAAATCGATATGGTCACCAATTGCTTCTGTTCCGTCTTCTAACGTAAGTGTGGTTGCTCCAGCACAGGTTTGAATAACACCTGCTTCTGCGATAGGGCCACTAATTACTGCCGTAGTTGCCGTAATAACGTAGTCTGTAGAAAAGGCTGCACCTACTACAATCTTGAATTGTAAACCACTAAGGGCTGTGGCTACTGCTGGCAACGTAATTGCTCCGCCAGTACCACCATTTAATACTAAAACCTTACCGTTGTCCGCTGAACTAACTGTCTTAGTCGCGCCAACAGATTCCATTTTGCCAGAGCCTACTGCTACTGGTCCACTAAAGTGTGTTGCACTCATTATATTTCTCCTGTGTTATCAGTCAACTCCTACAACGTCCGTTGCAGGATATATGGTGTGCTTAATGCACATGATTATTATAACTTAATTATTGTATTAAACAATAGGCAATAAAAAAGGCCCCCGAAGGGACCTCTTAAAGCGTAAAGCCTTTAGTACTGCGGGTTTCCCCTAAGCACCAGGCGAACCGTACACTGCACGGAAGTCAGACCAACCGAATGAGTACCTCTCGCGAGCCTTGTAACGAACATTGCCCGTTTCAAAATCTCCCTCCATCCCAGTCTTCATACCAACACGGTTGAAATGCTTCAAGCCGTTAGGAGCATCAGTACGGATAAACCAAGCGTCAGTATCGGTTAAGTAATGATTGACAGTCGCACCACCTGGTAATACACCAGTTGATTTAATTGCATTCAAGTCATTATCCGCTGTTGCTACGCGACCAGAAGAACCTAATACACGTTCTGCGACGAATATTAAGTCTGAAGGTACACATAGTGATTGACCTTTAACCGCAATCTTTAAACCACGCTCATCAGTAAACTTGCTAATATCAATTAGCGCAGCTTCTAATGAAGTTTCGTTTAAGTCTGCAGCCACTGAAGGTTCGTTAGCAATAGTGCTACCGTTCAACAGTGTGTGAGTACCAATCAGCTCAGTACCATCACCACCTGCGTATGAAGAGTTAAATGCATTATTTAATACATCAGCACCCTTAACATTTTTAGTGTGGCTCATAGAACGAGCTAGTGCTTTAGTATAACGAGATGATAACTTGTCGTACAAATTATCTTCCATTGCTTCCTCAGTAAGAGCAAAGCCTAAAGCGATTGTTTCATGGTTATAACGAGATGTGTAAACTTCTTGTGCAGTATCGTAAGCAAAGCCTGCGCCTTCTGCTTTAGTTGCTGCATTACCGAAGCCAGATAACATCACTTCCTCTTCAAACGCGCGGTCTGAAGATTCAGTATCAAAGATACCTTTCCATTCGTCTTGATATTTAGAGTACTCTAAGCCAAATAAGGCGTTAAGTCCCGGTTCTAACTCTTTTACGAGTTGTGCTCTATTAATTGCCATAGTCTTCTATGCCTCCTTAAATAGCAACAACTTGCTTAAGAAGGTGCTCATTAATAATGACTTCAACTTCTGCGTTAGCACCAGTTGCGTTTCCTGTCTTATTAATTAGCCCAACTTGTTTAAGTTGCCCGCTTGTTGCACTAGCTGATGAAGTATCAACTTCCATAGAAGAACGACCATTAGTCGCGCTACCTGCTGCAACTACAACATCAAAGGCAGAGCCATTCATTGCTGTAGTCATAGTACCATCGTGTTGTGCACTGTATACAATACTTGGGTCATCATATACAAATGCTTTCACATCATTTGAACCAAGTGTAGTTGTAGAAGCTACCCAATTGTTCTTAAATACTACAGAACCATCTGTAGCAGTATATTCGACACCGCCGAAAACTCCAACAATATTCACATCAGTTGCGTCCGCCTGCTCAATGTAGCCGTCTGCTTCTAGTGTTACTAAATCGCCAGAGAAAATTGCCGTAGTTTCACCTGATTCGATAAGGTATTCGTTTGCACGAATAGTCCCACCGCTCATGTGTCTTACAGGCGTAAATCCGTTAGGATTATCTGAATTAGCCATTGCTAAGCCCTCTCTATTAAATTAAACAAAAGTATTTTATGTTTGACTTCCGAAGGTAGTCGTACTCTTTCGTTCCGGAGAACTAAGTGGCATCGACGGATTACTCTCTTTCATCAAATCATTATCTACTGAAGCCAGTTGGTCGTCAGCGCGGCTTCTGTAGTAAGCATTCCGCTGTTCTACGAACTCCATCGGGAATTTCGCTAGAACTAGTCCACCTGTTCCTATGCAACCATTCAATGCTGTCCCATCAGAGATGGTAGGCGCTTGAAACTCAGGATGGTCCTCAGCTTTTACAAGCTCGTACCCCTCACGGAGTCGTTTGCTCATATTAACCTTGTCCTCCTGACCAAGCATTTCTGCTCGAATCCATCGGTACTTCCAACCCTGAGGAGCTTCTGGAGCTTCTAACAGTGATGGTGGTGTCCATGACTTAGCGCGAACTGTAGTATCGCGGTTACTTGCAGCGCGTGACGAACGCTTGTCTGTGTTTAGCGTCACATTATTAGTTGCCATATTAATTAGCTCCCTTATACTTTGCGTATTCTTCTAGAGGTACACCTAAGCGTTTAGCAATATCTACTTCACTTGCGGATAACCTTACTTTGCGTCCAGATTTCTTGGCACCCTTGCGAGAGCTGCCTGCAACCGTCTGAGTCGTTCGGTTGTTTGCTTTGAACTTGTGCGGGAACGCCTCACGCATTCGTTCATTAACTTCATTATAGTACTCATCGGTAGTTGGGTCAACCCCCTCTTCCGTAACCAGTTTATTATGGAAAGCAAAAGCCGATGCTGTCATCGCCTCGTCTTTACCAAACCATGAGTTTTCCTTAGCCCACTCTACTGCTCTATCGTCTGTAGGAGCGTTCTGCTGGAACTGCTGGTTTATCTGATTATCAAAAGCAGTAGTAGTTTCTAGCTCTTTGTCGGAAGCCTCCCACTCTGATTCTTTACGGCGTCTTGCGCGCTCAACAGTATCTCTTTCACTAGCTAGTTTGGCTAGTCTTTCGTTTGCCTCTGTTGCTTTTGTAGAGTCGCCTGTATCAAAAGCAGTCTTATAGTCCGAGCGTGCTTTCTCAAGCTGCCCATCTAGTCTGCCTTCATATTCACCCATAAGAGTCTTGTCTGATTGGTTAAGTCTTTTCTTTACTTTCGTAAGCTCGTCGTTTACACCACGGGCGAAATCTAATGCAGCTTTTTCTTTTCTCTCAGCCTCTCTATACTTATAAGTGAGTTTTTTAATTCTCTTTTGAACCCCATCAGAATATTCTTCTAGTTCTTCCTCTCCTGTGTCCTCTACTACCTCTAGAGTAGTCTCCTGTACCTCTTCTAACTCGTAGTCAACTTCTTTAGCATTTTCTACATCCATTTTACTTCTCCTAGTAAGCGAGATACTTTTCTGGGTCGTCAATCAACGCCAGAATCTCGTCATCATTTAAAATCCTCATTTCCAGATTGTCTCTCTGGATACGAGCACCTGCATAGCGTCCGAAGAGAACAAAGCTCCCTTCTGTACACCATGGCCCATCGGGGTACCTGCTCTTGTCTTTATAACAATCAGGCCCCATCTTAACTACATACCCAACCGTAGAAGCTACTGTCTCAGCTTTATGCATCGCGTCGGACACGATAATACCGCTCTTGGTAGTCTTTGGGGGTGAGTATGGAATCATTAATAACCTATACCCGGTAGGTGTAGGGATACCTTCTAAGTCCTCGGGGGTTAATTCCCGAGGGTCTATTTCGTTCTTATTTATCATCTTTTCTCCTTTAGCAAGCTGAAACGCAGCTTGAACGCATTATGTATCTGCTTTGGCCATATTACCCAATAGTTCTAAAATGTTACTCTCTACCAGAGCTAAGCCCTTGTAGGTACCTTTTAAATGCTGGTATGAATCCCAATCTGGGACATTACCAACAGCACAAGCTGTTTCAATAGCTTGTTTATCGTTACGTAAGCGCTTTAAAAGCTCCTCCGCGAACGTGCTTGCATCGTGCATACTTTTCTCCTTTTCTGCATTTTATTTGCGGTTTCCGTATGGAATACCGTTACTTACTGGTCCCTTGCTTGGTGGCGGACCCTTCTTTTTTCCGGGCATTTGTAAGCTCCTTTTGAGTGGATGAGCGTTTCTGCTCATTTAACAATTGGGTATACATCTGACCCTCTGCAATATCAGCGTCCAGTAGAGAGTTCTCTCTGTCTGCTGCTATAGTTTCTTGGTGTTTCTGATACTCTAAGTCCATCTTCTCACGCGCCATCTTCTCTTGCGACTTCAGTTTAGTGAGTTCAATAGCACCGCGCTCCTCGTCAGCCTTATCTTTCTGCTGGAGTTTAGCGCCTTCTAGCTCCATCTTAGCCTGCGTTGCAGGGTCGATAGGAGATTGCTCCATAGCTTGAGCCATCTGCTGGTCTTTACCGGTGATTTGAGCTGTAACTTGAGCGGCTTGTTGTGCAAGTTGTGCCGCCGTCTCTGGGTCTTCGACACCTTGTGGAATAGGCTGACCAAGCATTTGCTCTGCTTCAACCTTGTATTTCAGTGCGTAATGCTCTTGGATATGGGCTGTAAGTACCGCCTGCATGCCTTGAATCTGCTGATATGCAGGGTTTTGTAGCATTTGTACGTGTGCTTCGATGTGGGCATCGTGATTCTGCTCTTCAAAAGCCTTCATAGGTCGACCTGTCATAGAGTTCATATTCTCTGTGATAGGGTCTAGTGCCTCTAATTCTGGCTCAGGAGGTAGTAATTTATCTACATTATCAACACCTAAAGCGTGATACATGCGCTTATAAGCCTCTCTGACATCGTGAATTTCAGGGGATGCTTGAGCTAGATTAAGCTGTTGCTGTGCCATCATCACGCGCTGAGCCATTGAGAAGATATTAGGGTCTGATACAGGAATCACGTCTACACGCTCGTCAAAATCAGTCTTCTTAATCATATTCTCGCCACCCTCTACTTCGTATGGGTAGTCATCAGGCATATTCTCGTGAATGATACGTGCCAACATCTTAAATTCCATCTTCTGCGCGCCGTGTAAGCGTTTATGTACCGCAGACATGATTTGAGAGCCTTTCTCTAGTAGTGCTACAGTTGTGCCTACAGGCATGTCCTGACGTGAGTCACCTACTTGAGTGTCTGTGATTGAAGCAAAGCGCCTACCTGTGTCCACCAGTACGCCTAACAGCGCCGATAACGTGTTAGAGGGCTCTTTGTATGGTAATGGCATTAGAGAGTCTCTAATAGAGGCTCCTGTCGTGTCTACATCGCGCCACTCGCCAGGTGCAATCGGCTCATCCTCGCCTTGGATACGTAATCCTCTGGCTTTAAAACCACCCGGTAGATTAGACAAGGTACCTGCGTCAATCAATTGGCGCAAGATAGCAGTTGCTGCGTAAGTAACGCCACCAATCATGTGGATTAAACCGAAACCGTAGAAACCTAGTCCCGGTAGGAACTTATAATGACAGAAATAAGCTATTTTCTTTCTGCTGTCATCACCTTCTTTCCAATTTTTACGTATAGATAGTACTCTTTCAGTGTCTTTATCAATGGTAATAATGTAAGGTATAGCAATACCTGTTTTACCGTCCTCATCTTCATCTTCAAACCCTTCTAAATCTAAATCAATGTGCATCTCAAGCAGGGTGTGTATATCGTTATAGTCTCCCGCAATGCCTGTGTTGTTTTGTTGGCCTACAGCCTCATCCAGGATACTCCTAGCGCCTGTCTCATATAACTCAGAGCCCTGACCAACCTCGTCAGTGCTAGAGTAAAACCCTACCTGCTGCTGTTTTCTGATATCGTTTGCCGACATACGAATAACATGAGTTACGCGACTAGCTGTACGTAGGTCAGTTGTCTCATAAGGAACGACAAGGTCTTCTGCTGTAATATAAGTACTCACAGGGCGGTCAATAGCGTTATCGTAGTAAATCTTCTTGAAGGCACTGCCTGAAAGAGGGAGATAGAACAGCATTTGGTCCATCTCAGACTCAAACTCTTCCATTACATGTAATACGTTATAGTTCAAGAACTCCTTGACACGATTGCTTTGCGCGACTTTCTCGTCTGTTTCAATTCCTACAATGGCTGTATCCACAGGACCGTTTGCAGGGCACATCTCTTTGAATGCCTGCGACTGGAACTGAGTTACCGCTTCTGCGAGGATAGGGTGATGAACGCCCGACGCGCCTGGGAAGGGCTCGTCTCTTTCTTCGATTTTAAGACCAAGAAGGCTGATTCCTTTGGTATAGACTTCTTCCCAATCGCTACGCGACGCTCTGTCTTCTTCATATAAATCAATTAGTTCTGCTGCTATTTCTTCTAAGTAGTCATCGTCTAAGACTTCCGCTAGGTTGGCAGAGTGACCTTCGTCCTCTACAGTTTCGTCTTCTGGGGCGAAATCTACAATGACAGAACCGTCCTCTTGTGTATCTATCTGACTGCCTATTATGTCCATCATGTCCTCTGGAGAGCTGATTGGAGCCATAGGTGCTTCGATTGCGGTTTCTATTGCCATGTTGTTTTCCTGTATGTTTGTTTAGATTTTAACATTTATTATAGTATATGTGAAGTTAGCTTATTTTTCTATTAAATCATTCAAATAACTACCCTTTTTACTCATTTCCTTCTTAACGTCTGCCTCTGAGCCGACATTCTATTTCCACGGCCTCCAGTACTATTAGAAATAGCCGTCTTTCTCAACTTTCTTAAAGTCTTCTAATTCCCACTGTTGGCTTTTAGAAATATCTACACCCTCAACAACAACCTCGGCTGCGTCAGCAGAGTCGCTTGGATGATAAACTTTAGTACCTTTTTCTAGCTTGATAACATGTGCATTTTTACCATACATAGGCTCAAATTTTTTAAAATACGGACTGTTTGGGTCAACAACTTGCGCTGAGTATAGAGAGCCTTCTCTAACCTCTACAGCAGACTTGCCATCACCCCCCATAAACTTAGAGCGTACAATATATAGTGGTCTTGTTAGTTCAACCCTTGAATTACCCATCATGTCTTTCAATCTATCTAAGCCAACACTATCACGTAGCATATTCTCAGCTTCATCAAGAGATTCAAAGCCATATAAGTCAAAAATTTCAGGGTCTTCATCCATCAACTCTATGAAATCACTATCTGAAACATGTGAAAAATCACCAGGCTTAGATTGAAACCCTGTCAAACCTCTAAACTTGTGGGCGGATAAAGCCAAATCATCTCTTACAGATTCGCCAACCTTATTAAACTCGTCGTTAGTATAGGCTCTTTCATCATTGTTAATAAAGTCATAAGAGTTTCTTTGGTCTTTAGTAGGTGTTTGACCTACTAAACCATCAGTGGTAAGGTCGCCTGCTCTAACCGTCTCCTCAATTAAATCATTCAAATAACTACCCTTCATTTCCTTCTTAACGTCTGCCTCTGAGCCGATAAATCCATTCACCGTGCCCCAGTCTCCCTTCCTCTTATGTCTTTTCGAGATGTCTTTGGTCTCCCTCGAGAAGTCATAGTTAGTGAACACTACACCCATCTTCTTCCAGAATGGGTACGCTGTCTTCGTTATATCATATATCTTGAACGGTTTATTTGAGAACTCAGAGGCTACAAGCGACTCAATCGCTTTTCTAGCATGCCCTTGCTTCCTTTTGCTCGTAGGTATCTTGATGTCTACAATACCCCGTATCTTATCAGTAGCATCTTCTGTAAACAGTTGTATATTACCTATTTCTTGGTCCTGTGCGTTAGCGAAGTCCTCATCCATGTTTTTCATGTCGTACAGGGTATACATCCTACGTGTTTCGTCTCCTTTGGAGTTACCTGAGCGCATACCGCCAACTAATGCTATATCATCATTCGACATCTGGTCTATCATGCCTGTTTGGTGTCTTTCTAACGGTTTTGCCTTCAAAGCCTCTTTTCCTAACTCGTCTGCTTTTTTTTCTTGACTCTCAGTAATCTTATCTTGAGTTTGGAACAACATCACCGCATCACCATCGGCGTCTGTAATCTTAGTCTCGTACCAAGTATAGCCCTTATCGTCTGTCACCTTATGCAGGTCGGGGCGTATTTTCTCGATATATTTATATATCGCACCTTTTTTGGAAACCTCAGGCTGTGTGGTTTGGCCACGCTTAATGCGTTTTACATTCTTTTCTCGGATACCCTCATTTATCTTATCAATAGATTTATCGTTAGTATGTTCTGCGTATCTATGTGCAATATCTCGGTAGCCGTTAGTATTCTCAATCTGTCCTAACTCAAATCCAGCGTTAGCATCTTGTTTATTAGAGAAAGTCTCATTACTTATGGTCCTAACCCCGTAGTGTGGGTCTTCGTTTACTACAATGTACTCGTCACCCTCGTAGGTATAGACCTCCCAACCGTTGTTTCCACTGCCTGGATAGTTCCTATTTAGATTACGGAGCATGTCGTTCACAGCGTCTGAATTACGGTACTCGTGTACCATTTCAACACGCGCCTCCTCAGCTGCCTCTCGTATATCTTCATTAGCGCTATCCAGCAGTTCCATAGGGGCTGTATTAATAAGCTCTGTCTCAGCTACTAGGTAATCATCGGCACTTAGGTGGTATGCTAAGCTGTGTTGAATCTTACTATGGAACTCGTCTGCGTCAGCCAGTGTCTCAAACCCATCCTCATAATCTGTCACCATTCCCTTAACATAATCATCATACTTGAACTCACGGACACTGCCGCCATCATCAGTCCCTATGATAATGTCGTAGTTACCTGCCTGCTCTATATTGCCATCATCATCGTAAACAGTAGCTTCTTTTCTACTTATGATACCCTGCCCGCCTAGGTGGGTTCTACCGGGCATACCAACATTGGCATCCTCTTCTGCCATACGCATGGAGGTGCTGTCGTCTTCGGTTGTATAGCCCTCGATAAGCGATAAGGTATGTGCTGTTGGGAACCTAGCTACCTCCGCCCCCTTAATCCAAGAGTCGCGTATGTAAGTATCAATCAGTAACTCGTAGTTCTTATCGGTAAAGCCCAAGAACTGGTCAGACTTACGTATCTCTTTTGCTTGCTCTGGTGTTAGTTCACCAACTGCAGTGTTTTCTAACTCCTGTAGAGCGTCCTCAAACAGCTTAGCATAAGGGGTAAGTACACCTACACTCCAGTATTCTGGGGCTGTGCCTACTACTGGCGCCCCTTGTTTTATACGTTTATCTCTCCACGACTCTAGCTGGCGGCGCCCTTCAGGAGTGTTTTCTCTAGTCATGACATCAAATGACTTGCTTAGTGGTATGTCTTTAGGAGACTTGTAACCCTCAGGAGGGGCAGCTACAAGTACTAGCATTTCTTTGTTATTAGAGGACAGTTTTTTCTTGATGCTATACTCTACTTGAGGTAGAGTATGTACTAATGTTTTGTATAACTTACTAGCAGGCTCTGAAAGAGTGCTAGAGTCTGTATTAGTACGAGCACCCCCTAAATCTGGGTCGATTAATAGGTTAGCTCTGGCTATCCTAAACGAGTCTAGGGTGTTTTCTGGGTCTGTAAAGGCATTAAGCATATGCCTTACGTTAGCGGTGTCTTTTTCAATTGATTTACGGTAATAGTTGCCTTCTTTCGCATACTTAGCGTCTAAACGCGAGCCAATGGCCCCGAGACCTTTTGCAGCCTGCCCTATGCGTATGTCTTGGTTTTCAAGGAATGTATCAAGTATTTCTATAAACCCGTCTAAATCCTTAGCTGTAGTTACCTGCATAGGCGCTTTACCCGCTAATACTGCAGGGTCGTTCTCATTCCTAGTAAATTCAAACTTATTCAAGTGAGCCATTCGCTCATTAATAACGTCTAGAAGGCCTCTTTCAACCCTGCGCTGAACCTCTTTATATACTACAGCATCAGGTGATATTTTACCGCTCTTAAACCTAGCGTGTTCCTCGACAGACTCTGATATGTAATGCAGCGCCTTGTCCATGTAATCGTACTCGCCTTCAAAACCGCCTCTAGTTTCATACAAAAGCGCATCTTCAGGGATGGCTTGACCAGATTCAATCTTCTCTTTAATAGACTTAACTGACTGTAGTGTATCAACAATATGCTTCTTGCCTTTTTTGTATGTATTGAAAGTACCAATAGTCTCGGCTTCTTTTCTTGTATCGTCAGTAACACCTAACATACGTCGCTCGAGGCTCTGACCACCTGTGGCAGTCGCTTGTTTACCGAGTCTTTGTAGCTCTTTTTCCTCTATCTTACGTAACTGCTCATTTGACCTAATAATCTTTTCTTGGTATTTCTTATTCTTACCTACACCTTGATGGGGGTCTGACTGGGCTTCTGTTAGGTAGGATACCTTCCTAGTGGTATTTTTGTACGTCTCTGTTTCTAGCATTGTTCTTATATGCCCATACATACCTGCCTTATCTTCACGCTCACCCTCGAAGTTATCGATATAGGTCTGTGCATCTTCCTTAGTAGGGAATGAGGCTCTAACGCCTCCGTCAGTTATGTTGTCGTTATTTAGTGTTTTTAACACTACGTGATACTGGTCTTTTGCACCCTGCATTCCCGGAGCTGCGTCCTGCTGCTGTACTGCTGAGATGCGTCGAACCTCTAAATCGTCCTTCCACACCATACTATCAAAGTCTTCTGGGAAATGGCCTACTACACCATGCTCAAAGTTAGTATTTATAAGTAAAGTCTCAGCCTTGGTCTCAGCGGATGAATGCCTTAAGTCGTCTCTTCCAATATTAGATAGCCCGTACTCACCGATAGGGCTGCCGTTGTAAGTCTGCACTGATTTGATGATAGAGAAATCAAGCAGCTCTTTTTCCATCTCGCCTATAATATCAGCTATCTTAACTTTCTCTTTAGTACCCGCCATCTTCTTGTACTGAGGTAGGCTCAGTACATGCTTAATAAGTGCCTTATCTCGGTTAGTAACCTGCTTAGACCCTCCTTTAATCATGTTTTCTAGGTGTGAGAAGGTAGCCTCCTCCCCCATAGACTTCTCTAGGAATTTAATCATCTTGGTTGTAAATTCCCTAGGGCTCTTCTGGTATGCGGCCTTAGCTTCATTTATATAGGCGGTATCAGGCGTGGATTGGACTATATTACCTAAAGGCTTAGCGTCCTCAGACATAAACTCTCTATACTGCCTACGTAATTCTATTGAGTCTTTAAAACCGTCCCGCTTATGTGCTTGTACTAGGTCTTTAATCCATAAATAGAATTTCTTAAGGGGGGTCTCCACCTCTCTCTTAGTCTTGCCTACAAAAACCTCTGAAACCTCCTGCGTCATTATTTCCTCAATATCTACAACGCTTTTATTTGCGTTACCCTCTCTTTTCCGTATGATGTCAAACAGGGAGCGCCTATGCTCTTCGGTTGTAGCAAATTTCAAGAAGTGGTGGAAAGATTCGTGAGGCAGTGTTGTTCTGTCTATGTTCTCCACGTGCTTAACCATATCATTTATAAAGACTCCAAACGCCTTCTCGCCGTTAGGTTTTAATATCTGCTCCACCTGTTGGAAATCTACATATTTGGCGTACGGTAGCTTACTCATCACCTCTTTAAGCGCGGCATTAGCCTTCATAGGTTCAGGATTGGTTATTCTCCCGTCTTGGAACTTGTCCTCTGGGACGTTCATGTCTAATTCATGCTTAGCGGCGTCTGCATTAGGGTCAACACCCTCCATGGCGTCTCTCTGCTCAGTCAGGCCCAATGCCAAGTCACGCGCTTCGTTTAACTTATCGTAGGCTAGTTTCTTCTGCTCTTCTTGGAACGGTTGGAAGTCTTTCCAAGGCATGCCTTTTTCGTCCTGTGCCTGTACATACGTACCCCCAGCAGTCTTGCGGTAGGTGCCCTCTAGATAGTCCCGCACTCGCGTGTTCCACTCTGCGTCTGTCTCAGTTAGTGTCTTGTCTGCGTTTACCACTGCGGCTTCGTTGTTAGTCAGGCTGGCTGAGGCCTGTGTCTGCTCTGCCGTCTGGTACTTAGGCTCTGCTTTGTCCTCTTTGTTAATTAGTGTGTCTTTTATGTAGTCGTTTTGTTGTTGCGCTTTGTTACGCGGATTTTGAATGGTGGCGTCTTCATCGTTAAATAGTACGTAGTTCTGTGGGTTTTTACTGGCTGCTTTCCACTTACCTACCTTAGTTACGTCTTCATACTTAACGCCCTTGATACCCACTGAGTTTAGCGCTAGTGAGGCTTCTTTCTGTGCCTCTTGCTTGCTAAGCCCTTTTTCCAGCCCTATGTTAGTCAGTCCTGTATATACATCATTACCAGTAGCGTTTTCAGCCCACCGTGCACCGAACACAGCCTCCATACGGTTCTGTAGACTAGGATTGCCATTAATTAGCTTATAGGCACCCATTTCCACTGTTTCGCTTTGAGTCTTGAGGGGATTGTCCCAATTAAGCATCTCGCTCTCTTTAGCACCGTTTTCGACCCTATAGGTACGACTCAGCCCATCTATTTCATTACCTAGTCTTTTATACTCGTCTACTAGAGCTTGTGTGTCAGGGTTACTGGTTTTTACGTCCCACGCGCCCATCATAGGGTCTTGGCCTCTCTGGTTAGCCACTTCTGGCAGTCTCTCTAACTGGTGACGTATCTCTTGCTGCGCGCCATGTAGTTCGGAGTACTTGTTAAAATCCTTCCCTTGGTTCTCGTACCAGTTCGCAATTTTCTCGTCATTCGTGAAGAAGTTCCCCCAAACAGGCATATACCCAGCGTTTGCCGTCTGTTGCCCTACACGGTCTGTGGAGAACTGCTCAATGTTACCATCACCTGAGCCGTGGTACATCCTGCTATCTGCTTCTTCGTCTGCTTGGACTATAGACTTTAGGTATGCTTCTCTAGTAGCTTGTGCGTCTTCTGCTGTTGTAGTTGGGGGTGTTATTTGGTTTGGGTTTATTTGTGCGTCTATGTTTGCCTGATTAAAAGCACCGGTAGCGTCTTGGTTGGTGTATGTCGTGTCTACCTGCTGATTAATCGCTGTCGCAAGCTTACTTTCCTCAGAGGTAAGAGTGTCTACTGCAAAGTTTTTAGCGGCTGCGCCACCGCCACCGCCAGCTCCAGTAATACCTTCACGTGCAGCTGAGTTCGCTATTATTTCATAGTTAAGTTTACTTAAATCTTGCAG